CATCTATAAGCAAACGGCCTAGAACGTGCCCGTCTGTTGCTTCGATATACGTGCCCCATACATCTCCTAGGGTTTACCCTCATGTCTTTTTATACAGTACTGGCCACATATACAGCTTAGGGTTTACCCTTAGTCAAAGGTTATGCGTTTTTTGCATAAAGTGTAGAAGGGGGTAGGTTAGGGGAGAGAAGATTTGAGGTGCACCCCACCCTCAGAAAAAGCTAAAATGAACTAATCCATTCCAAGGAGGAGAAAATGGAAAAAAGAGGAAGAGGAAGACCAAAGGGAAGCGTCAAGATGACCATACAGAGGTTTGCTGACAATCCACCCCTTGTACTACCTAAGACAGACCATCAACGTCTCAAGGAGCTTAAAGAGCTGATGATTAGGAGTGGAGGTAAGGATGTGGCTCAGAAGGTTATTGAGATAGCCCTTAATGATGAGCATCCCCATCAACTTGTTGCTTTAAAGATGTGTCTTGATAGGACTCTTCCTGTTTCTTTGTTTGAAAAGGACAAGTCTCAGAGAAGTGCCGTAACCATCAATATCACTGGTTTGGGACAAGAGCCAACAATCATCGACACTGAACAACCTGAAGATGTAGAGGCTAAATATGGCTGATCTGAACTTCTCTCTACTTCCTTGGCAACAAGAAGTCTTCAAAGACCAAACAAGGTTCAAGGTTGTGGCTGCTGGGCGTAGGTGCGGTAAGTCCCGTATGGCGGCAGTTACCCTACTGATTGAAGGACTCAAGTGTCCACAAGGCTCTGCGGTTCTTTATGTTAGTCCCACTATGGGACAATCAAGACAGATTATTTGGGACTTACTGCTAGACCTTGGTAGAGAGGTTATTCAGAGTAGCCACGTTAACAACCTAGACATTACCCTGATAAACGGGGCTAGGATATACGTCCGTGGTGCGGATAGACCTGATACCCTTCGTGGCGTTAGCTTGACCTATGCCGTTCTCGATGAGGTTGCTGACATTAAGCCTGAAGCTTGGGAACAGGTCATTCGTGCCAGTTTGTCTGATAAACGGGGGAGAGCACTCTTTATCGGCACTCCCAAAGGACGCAACTGGTTCTATGATACCTTTAAATTGGGCGAGAGTGAAGATGATCCTGATTGGAAGTCCTGGCACTTCACCACTGCTGATAACCCATTGATTGACGCAAAAGAGATTGAATCTGCCAAGAAAACCCTGAGTACCTTCGCTTTCAAGCAAGAATACATGGCTTCGTTTACCAATGCGGGTTCGGACATCTTCAAGGAAGAATGGATCAAATACGGGGTAGAGCCTGATTATGGAAGCTACTTTATCGCTGTTGACCTTGCAGGATTCGAGGAAGTTGCCAAACAAGCCGCCAATTCTAAGAAGCGTCTAGACGAATCTGCTATCTCAATCGTTAAGGTGACAGACGATGGGAAGTGGTTTGTTGAGAAAATTGAACATGGAAGATGGGACATCCGTGAGACCGCCTCCAAGATACTAATTGCCATTCGGGACTACCGCCCTTTGAGTGTGGGGATAGAGAGGGGGGCGTTAAAGAACGCTGTTTTGCCCTATCTTTCAGACTTGATGCGAAAGAACAACACCTATGCTCACATCATAGATTTGACCCACGGGAATAGAAAAAAAGCGGACAGAATCATCTGGGCTTTACAAGGTAGGTTCGAGCATGGCAGAATTGTGTTAAATTCGGAAGAAGATTGGGATGAGTTTGTAGACCAGTTAATCCTGTTCCCTGCTCAAGGAGTCCATGATGACTTGCCTGACTCCCTCAGTTACATTGACCAACTGGCTGTTACATCTTACATGGAAGAAGATGATAGTGAGGATTGGCAACCAGTAGATATTATTTCAGGAGTTTAGTAATGGCAGAGGGTTTGTTATCATCCGATAAAAAGAATGAGCCAAAACTTACTGGTGCAAGCAGTTTGATGGACTTAATCATGCAAAAATTAAGACCAGATATATTTCCGACATCTGCAAAAACATTGATTGAAACTGCTCAAGGTAAAAAAGAACCTATAACTGAAAAGAACTTTACTCCTGAAGAATTGGCAGCTTTGCAGAGACTTATTGCATCTACCAATGAAAGAGGGGATGTTCAATATCCTGATTACTATAACTTGATGACAAAAGAGCGAAAAGAAAAGGGAACAATTCCCGCATCTCTTATGCCCTCAATACTTTCAATGGCAGACCCTATTGGCAATTTACAAACAACATTGGGTCGTTTTACATACTCAAGAGATGCGGATGGAAATCTGATTGTTGTTGACAAGTATGACTTTAATAAACCAAGCAATCTTGGTGGGATGTATGGTTTACTTAGAAACTATGCGGGAGAGAAAATACCTACTGGCTTTGGAAGAGATGTAAGAATCAACCTTGGCAAAACTCCCACAAATCAACCACAATCCTTACAATACCAAGACCCACTCGGGAACACTATAAGGTAATATCATGGAATTCCAAGAACCATCAGACTCAGACAAAGAGATAGTTAACTTTGTTGTCAACCATTGTGATAGATGGAGGGATTGGAGAGATGTCAATTGCCTGTCTGATTGGCTAGAGTACGAGCGTATCTTCAATGGTGAGTGGGATGCCCAAGACAAGACTAGAGACTCTGAGCGTAGCCGTATCGTTACCCCCGCTACCCAACAAGCCGTAGAGACACGCCATGCCGAGATCATGGAAGCCATCTTTGGTCAGGGTGAGTTCTTTGACATTCAAGACGATATTCGTGATGTCAATGGTAGCCCCCTAGATGTTGCTGCTATCAAAGCACAACTCATGGAAGACTTCAAAGTTGATAAGATTCGCAAGTCTATTGACCAGATTGAGCTACTTGCTGAAATCTATGGTACGGGTATTGGTGAGATTGTTGTCAAAACAGAGAAAGTCTACGTTCCTAGCACTCAGGCAATACCTGGTCAAATGGGACAAGCCGCTATCGGAGTGGTAGAACAAGACCGCATTGCAGTCAAGATTGTTCCTGTTAACCCCCGCAACTTCTTATTTGACCCCAATGGAACATCTATTGATGACTGTATGGGTGTGGCTATTGAGAAGTATGTCTCTATCCACAAGATCGTAAAAGGTCAAGAAGAAGGCATCTATCGCAAGGTAAAGGTCGGCACTGACTCTATGGATACAGACTTAGAGCCTACACAAGAGGTTTCTCAGTACGAAGACGACAAAGTTAAACTTTTGACTTACTATGGACTCATTCCTCGTGAATATCTTGAAGAGCTGGAAAACGAAGAAGATGGCGAAGTAGAAGACTTATTCCCTGAAGACAGTATTCAGGATGAGTATTCCGATCTGGTTGAGGCTATCGTAGTAATCGCCAATGATGGGACTCTTCTCAAAGCTGAAAAGAACCCATACATGATGAAAGACCGCCCGATCCTTGCTTATCAGGACGACACAGTTCCTAATCGATTGTTGGGTCGTGGTACTGTTGAGAAGGCTTACAACTCACAAAAAGCTATAGATGCCCAAGTTCGTTCACATTTAGATTCACTAGCTCTCACAACTAGCCCAATGATGGCTATGGATGCCACAAGACTACCACGGGGTGCGAAGTTTGAAGTAAAGCCAGGTAAAGCAATCCTGACAAACGGAAATCCCAATGAGATTCTGTTCCCATTCAAGTTTGGCAATACAGATGGTTCTAACCTGACAACTGCCAAAGAGTTTGAACGTATGCTTTTGATGGCAACAGGCACTTTAGACTCACAAGGAATGGTTACTGCTGTCTCCAGAGATGCGGGTCAGGGCGGTATTTCGATGGCTACTGCCTCGATTATCAAGAAATACAAGCGTACATTGGTGAACTTCCAAGAGGATTTTATGATCCCCTTCATCACCAAAGCCGCCTATCGCTATATGCAGTTCGATCCAGAGCGTTATCCTACTGTGGACATGAAGTTCATTCCTACGGCAGCACTCGGAATCATTGCTAGAGAGCATGAGCAACAACAGTTCATTGCACTTTTGCAGACTCTTGGCCCTAATACACCTGTTTTGCCTATCATTTTGAAGGGCATCATGGCTAATTCTTCTCTGTCAAACAGATTTGAGTTGATCGAGATGCTAGACAAGATGGCTACGGCTGATCCACAGGCTCAACAAGCGGCTCAAATGCAACAACAATTGGCTATGCAACTGGCTCAGGCTCAGATTGCTGTCCAAACTACACAAGCAGAGCAGAACAAGGCTGAAGCGCAAAAGTTATTGACTGAAGCGCAATTGATGCCTATTGAACTCCAAGCAAAGAGTATGGCGGCTAATACCAAGAACCTGCCTACTGATGACGCTTTGGCTTCAAAAGAGTTTGATAAGCGTGTCAAAGTTGCTGAATTGATGCTTAAAGAAGCGGATATTCAGAACAAGGCTAAGATTGTTGAAAAACAGATGACTAGACAATGAATCCAGAACT